GTATGGACGTATTTTGGTATTGTTGAAAGATTAAATAGAATAGAGACTAATGAAAAATTAATGGCTCAAGATTTGCTTAAAAAAGCAGATCAAACTCCAAAGAACCAAGAATTGTTTATGTTAATTGAGTATCAAGCTAAAACAATAGAAAAACATAATAAACAATTAGAAGAAAACGTACATACTAAAGTTTTAATTAATCAATTAGAAAAAAAAGTAGATAAATTAGAAAAAGAATTAGATAATGTAAGAGGTAAATAATGATAGAAGTAGTATTTGCATTATTAATGTATATGAATGGTAAATTAGAAGGCTATTCTCCTAAAGCTAATATTGCAGATTGTTTAGAACAAAAAAGAAAAGTAGAACGTGATGGTAATCCAAGTGTTACTTCATGGAGTTGCAAAGAAATAAAAGCCATTGTAGAAGTAGATAAACATGGCATTAAAAGAATCAAAGAAGTTAAGCAAGATTAATTGTATTAACAATCTGACAGTTGGATGCTGTCTCTCAAATCACTGTAAATGTTATGACAATCAAGACTATAGTAATAAAATATTTGATAGTAGCTCTTCTAGCGTTTGTATTAGGTACCTTCTTCCCCAATCCCGTCGCCAAGAAGAAGACTCAGGGTGAAACAGTCGCTTGGGTCAAGAAAATGGGGTTTGGAGCCCCTAGGTTTGATTATTCAAACGACAAAGAATTCATCTCCTCCCTCACTCAGTGCATTAATTATTTAAATTTTGACATCCCCAGAAGACAAAGAGTAAACACAGAACTAATAATAGCTCAAGCCATAGTTGAAAGCGATTATGGACGATCTAGGTTCGCGCGCGAGGGACACAATTTATTTGGTATAAGAGTGTGGTCAAAAGAGGGTATGTTGCCTTATAGACAACCAGATTCAATCGAATGGAGAGTAAGGATATTTAAGAATAAATGCGAATCCGTTAAATATTATATAGAAATATTGAATACAAAAAGAGCTTATGCAGAGTTTAGAAAAGTTAGAGAAATAACAGTAAACAGAGATCCTATAGCATTAGCTAAAACATTAGACAATTTTTCTACAAATAAAGAGTATGAAAAGCATGTAATTGAGGTTATAAGGAATTTAAGAAATGAATCTAAGTAAAAGTTTTACGTTAAATGAATTAACAAAGTCTCAAGAAGCTACGAGACTAGGGATAGCTAATACTCCAAATGAAGAACATATTTTAAACTTAAAATTGTTATGTGAAAAAATACTTCAACCTATTAGAGATTTTTATGGTATGCCATTATCAGTTAGTTCTGGGTACAGATCTGCAAAATTATGTGAAGCGATAGGTTCATCAAGCAAAAGTCAACACACGAAAGGTCAAGCCGCAGATTTTGAGATCTTTGGTGTTGCGAATAAAGATTTAGCAGATTTTATAGTTAAAAACTTAGATTATGATCAATGTATACTTGAGTTTTGGAATGAAAATGAGCCTAATTCTGGATGGGTACATTGCAGTTTTAATAGTTCAGGAAACAGAGGACAGTTCTTGAAAGCTGAGAAAGTTAATGGTAAAGTTATCTATTCAACAATGAATTAACATGCCAATAGGAAGAGCACAAATAGCTAAAGAAGTAGAAGGAAAGCTCAGAGGAGCTAGACCATCAAGAGCTATGTTAAAATCAAAAAGAAAAAAGAAGAAATAATGGCTAAACTTTGCCCAAGAGGAAAAGCTGCTGCAAAAGCAAAATTTAAAGTGTACCCGAGCGCGTACGCGAACATGTATGCTAGTGCAGTATGTTCTGGAAAAATTGTACCAAGTGGTAAGAAGAAAAAAATGATGAAGGGTGGAAACGTTTCACAGGAAAGAAAGAAAGTTTCAAATTACGAACAAGGTGGTGTCGCAAAAGGTTGCGGAGCCGTGATGGAAGATCGAAGAAAAGTAACTAAAAAAAATTAACATGGGTTTACGTAAATGGGTACAAGAAAATTGGGTAGATATTGCAAATCGTAAATCTGATGGATCTTATCCTAAATGTGGCAGAAGTGGTGGAGAGAAGAGAAAAAATTATCCAAAATGTGTACCTATTGCAAAAGCTAGAGCCATGAGCCGAGGTCAAAAAGCTAGTGCTGTAAAGCGAAAACAGCAAGCAGGTAACACCGGACCACGGCCAAGTAATGTCAAGACAATCCTTAAAAAATCCAGTCGCTAAAAAGCTCGGTTCTAGACTATTTTACCCCAGAGTGGTAAAATCTAAAAAATTATACAATCGTAAAGTAAGAGATAAAAATGCCTGATAAAAAAACAAATCAAGAAAAGTCAGCGATGGATGTTATTAAGGAAAATACCACAAAAGACGCTGCTAAGATATTCACTGATGAAAAGATTAAGAACAGAAATGAAAAGAATTTTAAAAAAACAGGGCAATATTTCTTTAAACTAAGAGGTGGTGGTATTGCGATTAAAGGAACAAAATTTAGAGGGGTATTTTAATGGCTACATCAGGAACAACTAGTTTCAATCTATCCATAGAAGAAATGATCGAAGAGGCTTATCAACGATGTGGTCTTGCTGTTAATTCTGGTTATGATTTAAAAAGAGCAAGAGTTCTTTGTAATTTAATATTTTCAGAATGGGGCAATAGAGGAGTTCATCTTTGGAAAGTTGAATTAAAAGTGCAAGCTTTGAGCACTGGAGTTGCTACTTATAGTGTCGTTTCTTCAGTTAGTGATGTTTTAGAAGCTTATATTTCATCAACTTCAGGAACAACAACGAGTACTCAAGATGTGTCTTTGTCAAAGATTGATAGATCAACTTACGCATCATTGCCTAATAAAGGTCAATCTGGAACACCTTCTCAATATTATGTAGATAGACAATTAACGCCTACAATTACCTTATATCAAGCACCTGATTTAAATACTTATACACATTTGAAATATTACGCTCTTGAAAGAATAGAAGATGCCGGAACTTATACTAATAATCCTGATATACCTTTTAGATTTTTACCATGTTTAGTATCTGGTCTTGCTTTTTATATATCACAATCAAAAGCACCACAAAGAACCGAACAATTAAAAATGTATTACGAGGATGAATTACAGAGAGCCTTAGTCGAGGATTCTCAAAGCGCATCTGTATTTATTTCTCCTGCAAACTATTATCCATCGGGGTCATTCTAATGGGTAGATTCGCATCAGGTAAAAGATCAATGATGAAATCTGACCGATCAGGTCAGTCTTTTCCGTATCAAGAAATGATTAGAGAATGGCAAGGATCAATGGTGCATATTTCAGAATATGAACCTAAACATCCACAATTAGATCCAAAAGTTTACGGAGCTGATCCTGAAGCATTATTAAATAGTAGAAACCAAGATTTTCAAACACCTAAATTGGGAAGAGGCGCAGAACCTACAACAGTTGTGCCACCGAACACTGGTTTATTCGCAGATTCTGGTGGAGCTGGAATGGCCACAGCATTATTAGATTTACCAGGTGATTTTGCATTTTTAACAAGAGGAATGATTCCATTAAACCCTGATCAACAAGCTAATGGCAGAATAGCTTTAATAGCCGTTGGTTCAATAACTGTGAGTATAACATAATGTCTATAACTTACGCAAATTTTGTAACTCAAGTAAGAGATTATACCGAAGTGGATAGTAATGTTTTAACAGCAACTATTATTGATGGGTTTATCAGAAATACCGAATTAGATGTAGCTGGAAAAGTTGATTATGATGATTTAAGAAAATATGCCGATTCAACATTTACTGCTAATAATAAATATTTAGATATACCTGCAGATTTATTAGTTCCTAGAGCTTTGTTCGTAGCTACGACTGGAACATTAGCATCTGGTACAGTTGAATATATGGAAAAAAGAGATCAAACTTTTATGAGAGAGTTTAATTCATCAAATGCTAAAGGAGTACCTAAATTTTACGGTAATTGGGATGATTTTACTTTAATTGTAGCTCCAACGCCCGATCAAGCTTATCCTGTGCAATTAGAATATATAAAAGAACCACCACATTTTAACGCGGTAACGAATACGTATTTGTCAACCTATGCAGAAAATCTATTATTATACGGTGTATTATCAGAGGCGTTTTCTTTTTTAAAAGGACCTATGGATATGTACAATTTATACAAAGGGAAGTATGATATAGAAGTTCAAAACTTTGCTCTTCAACAAATGGGTAGAAGACGAAGAGGTGAATACGACGATGGAGTGCCGAGAATAAAAATTGATTCTCCATCACCATAATTTAAGGAGATAAAAATGGCTATAACAACAAACGCAATTTGTAATTCGTTTAAAGGACAAATTATACAAGGTCAGCATAATTTCACATTGACGACAGGAAACAAATTTAAGTTAGCAATGTATACGACAGCTGCAACTTTAGGTGCATCAACAACATCTTTTACAACTGTAGGTCAGGTATCATCTTCAGGATATACATCAGGTGGTAAAGCACTTGTTAATTCTGGTGTTAAAGTATCGGGTGCTGTTGCAATTACAAACTTTAGTAACGTTTCTTTTACTGGTGTAACATTGTCTGCACGAGGTGCATTAATTTATAACACATCAGCTACAAATAAAGCTGTATGTGTATTAGACTTTGGTGGAACTAAAACAGCAACTGCTGGAACTTTTACAGTTCAGTTCCCAGCATTTACAACAAGCGCAGCAATTATTAGAATTGGTAACGCGTAAATTTTAAGGAGGGCCAAGTGGCAGATATTATATTTTACATATCACCACTTGGTGCTCATACCATGTTAGGAAAATAACATGGCTGACGAAACAGTAATCATATCATCACCTGGTTTAGTCACTTGGGGCAGTGGTACCTTTGGTGATGGTTCTTATGGTGGTCAAGAATTATCCTTAGGTTTGTTACAAGGTACAACTACAACTTCAATTGATGTTGAAGTAAGTGTTACAGGAACTCAATTAGCATTTGCAATTAATTCTGTAACTATAGATATTGGGGTTGAACCTTTAGTCACAGGTTCACAAATTAATTTAACTATTGATTCTGTTATTGCTTCAATTCCAGAAACAGTAACTGTTTCTGGTTCTCAAATTAATTTAACAGTTGGAAATGAAACGGTTGATATTCAACCTGATGCAGGTTGGGGTGTTGCGGGTTGGGGTGTAGTTCCTTGGGGTGAAGAACCAGATGTTATTGCAACAGTTACAGGAACAGCTTTAGCTGCTTTTGTTCATCCTGTTGACACAAATGCAGATGGTAATGAATCTGTAAACGTAGATGAAGATGATGATATTGTTATATATTTAAATAGCGTCACTTCAACTGCTGATGCTAATGTAGATGTCACTGGATCTCAAGTAAATTTAGTAACGGGATCTTTAACCATAAGTGCAAATGCAAGTGTTGACGTAACAGGTTCACAAATTAATTTAACAGCAGGTTCTGCTACAGCAGCAGCTGGAGCTTCTGTTGATGTAACAGGTACACAAATAAATATAATAACTGGTGAGGTAATTGAAGTTATTACAGTAGATGTATTTCCTATAGGATCTCGAATCAATATAACAGAAGGATTAGCCGGGGCTGTTATAACTGGAGATGCAAATGTATCTGTTACAGGATCTCAGATAAATTTAACCGTAAACCAAGTAGGAGTTTCCGCTGATGGTAATATAAGTGTTGTTGTTGATGAAAATCAAATAAATATTGCAATTGGAAATGAAACTACATCATCCGATGCTAATGTAACACTTACCGGTTCTCGAATTAACTTAAGTACAGGCCAAGTAGATATTGCATTTGGTTACGACGTTACCGGATCTAGAATAAATACCCTTATAAATTCAGTAACTGTTACTGGTAATGCTAATGTAGATGTTACTGGTATTCGCTTGAATACTTCAATAGGATCTGCTAATGTAACGGCTTGGGCAGAAGTACAAACAGGGGCTAATAATATTTGGACTCCGGTTGACTTAGCTGCTTAAATATATTATTTTAATTAAATAGGAGCATAAATGGCATCAAGTTACTCTACAGACCTCAAGATAGAATTAATGGTCACTGGCGAAAATGCTGGTACCTGGGGTGAAAAAACTAATGACAATTTAAACGTAATTCAACAAGCTATTGCTGGATACGGAGAACAAAGTATAGCGGGTAGTGCTCAAACTACAGCTTTAACAATTGCAAATTCACCAACATTATCTGTTGCAAGAAATATCGTAATAAAATTAACAGGAACAATTACAGGAAATCAAATCGTAACAGTTCCATCAGGAATTGAAAAAACTTGGATTGTATCAAATGGTACAACAGGTGCATTTACAGTAGAATTTAAAACAGTTAGCGGAACAGGTGCTACTTGGTCTACAACTGATAAAGGAATTAAAATATTATATTCTGATGGAACAAACATTAACTCAACAGACTTAAGCACATTATCTGGAACAGTTGCTTCTGCACAAATTGCAAACCTAGCAGTAACATCTGCTAAACTTGCGTCATTTGCAGTAACTGAAGCAAGACTTGCATCATTTGCAGTTACAACTTCAAGACTTGCAACAAATGCTGTTACAGCTATTAAAATTGCACAATCTACAATTACACAATCAAAACTAGCAACAGGTTCTGTTGGAGCAGATCAATTAATTGCAACAGCAGTTACTCCAGGAACCTATACAGCAGCTACAGTTACAGTTGATGCTGATGGTCGTATTACTGGCGCATCATCTGGATCAGCAGGTGCTGGTGGATTTGTACCAACTCTTTTACAAGCAGGTCCTGCATCTGGAACATATACAGCCGCACCAACCGCAAATAGATTAGCGATATATATGTATGCCGGAGGAGGAGGAGGAGCTGGAAGTGGTAATGCCGATAATGCTACAGGTGGTTCTGGTGGTCCTGGTGGATATGGATTTTATAATAAACCAATTACACAACCATTTGCTCAACCTTATTCAGTAGCTGGTCCTGGACCAAGAAGAGGAAGTGGTGGAAATACTACAATTGCAAACGTTGGAACAGTAAATGGTGGTGGTGGTGGAAATTATGCACCTGGTACTGCTAATGGAAATGTAGGAACAACAGGAACTGCCCCTGGAGCAACTTTAGGTATGTATAGTCCAAGTTCTTTTTTCTTGGCATCTTTTCCAGGTACCGGTGGGGCAGGAGTTGCTGCGCCTAACCCGTCAGCGGGAGTAGGTGGAGTAGGTTATTTATTAGTTTTAGAAAATACAGGAACATAAAATGCCATATTTTATTTTTAATAAAAATCAAGAAAATATTATTGGATCAATTTACAAAATTTGTGAAAATGAAAATGATTTAAATAATTTAAATATTATTAAATCGGACTATAAAATAATAGAGGATTCACAAGAAAATTTTAATGCTGTTAAATATGGTACAAAATTCCCTGAAAAATTTAATTCTAATAATATTACTTATTCAAATCATTCACCTTCTTTTACTAAAGAAAATTTAACTATTTATGTAAATTCTTTAAAAGAACAAATATTACAATTTATTAATAACAATCCTAATCATTCATTATATAATCTTTGGAATAATTATTTTAATCAATTAAATTCATTAAATTTAAATAGTATTGAATATCCTTTAAATAAATCATTAGAACAGTATTTTTATGATTTAGGACAACCCTCATATAATATTTTACAACTACCTTAAAAAATGATACGAAAGTATCATGTTTGATAAAGAAATAGAATTTAGTGCTCACGAAGATTATTTTGCATTAAAAGAAGATTATCCAATACCTGCAAAATTAAACATACCAGAATGGTATAAAAATTTAGAACATACTATAATAAATAGAACAGTTAAAGGATGCATGCCTTTTTTAGATTCTTTAACAGCTGGGTACATATTAAAAATGCCTCAAGATTTTTATATTAGACACAACGTAGATAGTAAAAATGAAAAAGGAGAAAACTTTAAAGACTGTTTCCAAAATTTTGGATTACAAACTTGGAGAGAAAGAATTAGCGCAAAATTATTAAATTTAAATGCAGGAGTTGATGTACATCCAACCGTACAAGTAATGAATTCACCTTTTGTTGAAAAAAATAAAAATTTACCATTACATAAAATCTTAAACCCATGGAAAATAAAAACACCAAAAGGATATTCTTGTTTATTTGTTCCACCAATGAATACTTCTGATGATAGATTTTCTATTATCCCTGGAATAGTTGATACAGACACCTTCCCTAATGAAATTAATTTTCCATTTGTGGTTAACGGTGATAAATATCCTATTTTAGAAACATTAATTAAAAAAGGAACCCCTTATGCTCAAATAATTCCTTTTAAGAGAGATTCTTGGAAAATGAACCTTAAACCTAGAAAAAAAGAAGAAATAGTAAATTCAATGGTTTTTTTTGCATTAACTATTATAAATTCTTACAAAGAAAAATATTGGAGTAAAAAATCATGGAAATAAAAAATTTTATAAAAATATACGATGAGGTTTTACCTTGGAATGTTTTATCAAATTTAATTAAATTTGCTAATGTTGCGAAATTTAAAGATGCTGAAATTGGTGGCGAAAAAGAATATGTAAAAAATTTTAATGTTAGAAGAACTTATACTTGCCCACTATCTAATATGAGCAACTATATTTCTGATGTTCATTGGTTTAATTTATTACATTTTTATTTTAATAAAAATTTAAATAAATATAAATTTGATTTAAATATATTAGATTATAGTTATAAAAATATTTTTGATATTGAAATTTTAAAATATGAAAACACTGGATTTTATACATGGCACGTAGATCATTTTGCAGAAATTCCAAGAACAATGAGTTGTATATTGCTTTTAAATAATGATTATGAAGGTGGAAATTTATGGTTTAGGAATCCAGATGGATCAGGAGAATGGGAAGTAGATGTTAAACCAAACAGAATGATTATTTGGCCTAGTAATTTTTTGTATCCGCATACAGTTAAACCAGTGACGAAAGGAAAAAGGTATTCAGTTGTAGCATGGGCACTATAAAAGATTTTAAATATAAATTAATTAAAAATTTTTTAACAAAAGAAGAGGTTAAATTATTAACTGATTATTGTAGGATTAAACACAGAATAAATTTTGATTCTTTTGATTCTCAACAAAATGATAATGGAGATACTTTTTTTTATGGAGACTCATTAATGGAATCTTTAATGGTTAATAAATTAGAATTAATGCAAAAAGAAACAGGACTTGAATTACTACCAACCTATGCATTTTGGAGAATGTACACAGTAAATGCCGATTTAAAAAAACACACCGATAGGGAATCTTGCGAAATTAGTGTAACGGTTATGATAGGGTCTGATAAAACACCTTGGCCAATATATATGAATGGAGCAGAAATTAATATGGAACCAGGCGATGCCGCAATATATTTAGGTTGTGAAATAGAACATTGGAGAGAAGAATTTAAAGGAGATTGGCATGCTCAAACTTTTTTACATTATGTTGATAAGAATGGACCTAATAAAGAATGGTTTAAAGATAAAAGACAAATATATGGAACACAGAAATGAAATTTAAACAATATGAAAATGGTTCTTGTGATATAGAATTTTCTTGGAAAGAAAGATTTATTCTTTTTAAAAAAGGAAAATTACATTTATCAGAAGAATATTTAAGACACTTTGGAAATAATTTATTTAAAATAGTCGCTGAATGGAATCTAAAATTCAGTGAAGAAACAAAAAATAAATTAACTTATCAAGATACAAAAATTGAAGGTAAGTAATGACTAAAATATTGTCTCTTTATACATCACACGATGGATGTGTGACATATATTGTAGATAATAAAATTGTGTTTCA